GCCCGGAATTTTAACCAAACACTCCACTTTTTTGGGAGCGTTTCCCTTTTTCCCTCTCGGTTTTTCGGTTTCATATACTTCATGCATATAGTTATGTAAGTTCAAGTAAGTTTGAATCAGATATTGTTTTTTATGATAATACGTTTTACGCTTGCCATATTGGCGCTTGAAGATCTCGTGGCTGTCGATGATATCAATAACTAGCGGCTGCTTGTGCTTGCTTCGCAAAATGCGCCCCACCGATTGGCACACGTCGGATTTGGGTGTCGCCATGCACAAGGTTGTCAATGTTTTGATGTCCAGCCCCTCGGAGGCCATGGCATAAGTGGCGATGATGACCTTTTTCGTTTCGCTTTCCTTTAGGGCCTCTTCTTTCATACCCCCCAAATAGTACCCCACACTAGGTTCAAACGCTTCAATTTGTTCGTAAAGGTACTTGATCAGGCTTTTGTTGTGCGCCAAGATCATGATTTGTTGTTCACTATTTTGCTGGAGTTCGTGGTGAATCAAGTTGCAAATCATGGTGCTGCGGTTTTCATTGTTGCATAACTTTGTAATCATCTTGCTGTACATGGGATTTCCCTTGTAATCGGTTTCGACTTCATTATACTCGTCGTTTAGGGGATCTTCAAACAGCACTGCTTTCACCAATACCTGGGTCGTCAAGTCGGTTTTTTCTTTGTGTATGACGGGTCCTATGAAATATTTAAATACTTTTGTGAGTCCATCTTTCCTCGTCATCGTGCCGCTGAGACCCAGGACATAATTCGTGTGAATGCGGATCATCACATTGGAAAACACTTCGGCGCTGAGATGATGACACTCGTCGTAAATCGTCAACCCGAACTCCTTGACAATCTCGTGGGGTATATCCTTGGTGGACAGCGTTTGGAGCATGCCGATCACAATGTCTTTATCTTCTACGTCGATGGTTGGTCCTTGGATGAGCCCCACCCGAGCTTGGGGGAGAAACTGGGAAATACGTTCTTTCCATTGATTTAAAAGGAAAGATTTGTGGACGACCACCAACGTTTTTGTGTTTAGTTTGGATAAAATATTCAACCCCATGACCGTTTTTCCCTTCCCGGGTTCAACGTCCAACAACCCGCCCCCACTTGCTCCCACATGATCGATGAACTTTTGCACAATGTTGTTTTGATAGTCGAATAAATCTCCCTGAAAGGGCACGTCTATTTCTGTTCCACGAGACAAGGTATTTTTAGGACATTGTCCACATACTTCTTCTCCATAATAACGTGGTAAATATATTTTGTGCGTCGATTCTCGGTAGATGGGATACTGGATATTCGAACTGTACCCAGGAATACCACTGTTTGGTTTCACCGTCATGTCGTTGCGAAATCTCTGTAATTCGGTTTGAGTATAGTGTTCTTTTGTAATGGTGTATCCTTTTTTTCCAATGTAAGAGTCCATGGTAGTACAAAGAAGAGAGAATAAAACATTTTCAATTTCAATTTTATTTCTTGTTTAAGTATATACATCATGAAACTTCCCATGAAATCCTTGAAGCCCTCAAAACTAACGAAATCCCTGACATTTGATAATATCCTTGGATTGATTCTTGCGGTTCTTATCGTATTTGATCTCAAAGTTGAAAACGATTTGAAGCAAGTTCTCAATAGTCCAGCAGGTATGATTCTTTCTTTAGCCCTCTTGGTGTTAATTTTCATCTTTATGAACCCCATTGTAGGACTCCTATTTTTAATTTACTTGTATGAATGTGTGAAAGACACCGGTCTTTACCCCAGCAATTACTTGAACACGCAAGCGGCGAAAAACAACATTTTAAGCAAGCTGAATGGTTCTTCTATCATTGAGCGCAAAAAAAGTGACAAAGTAGAAGTGGACGTCGTAAAAAAAATGGCGCCCATTGTGAAGAAAACGGAAAATGCAAACGCCCTGTTTGTGCCGCATATCCACGACCCGATTCCATTTGATTCGCTTTAAGATTCATCCTATAAATATTTTTAAACAATTATTTATACGATGTCATGTGCGTTAAACTATGTTTTATTAGGGTTTTGTGTTGCTGCTACAGCTGCTACATTCGCAGCAATTTCGATATTGTCCTTCTTGTCTTCGGGAATAAAAAAATCATACAAAGACTTCAATAATAGATGAACATAACATAAACACGAAATAAATAACGAAAATACCGCGATTGATTTTAGATTTCGTGTATGGTTTGTCAAAAATAACAAGAAATAGGTTGATGCATAGATAAAGCCGTAAATGAATAATGCCGTCAAAAAGCGAATTACGTGTTCTCTATTATCAATAATAAGATCTAAAAAAGAACCTCTTGGTTTAGAATCTCTTGGTATTCTCGGACAATCATTAGTATAAGTACCAAAATAATAATATACACTAAAGTTATCCTTGTGTGTACAATCATAAATGATTTTACCAATACAGAAAATAATATAAAAAATCAAACCACAAATTGCAGCACCTACTAGTAAGCCTAATCCAACGCCTAATGCAGCAATACAGAGGGCAATAATTAATGCCCCCATCATAATAAAACCGATTCTTAAGAATATACCACGTATCCCGACAATTCCAAACACACCGAGTATTTTTAACAATTCACCAAATTGTTTGGATTCTGTTTTTCGATCGTCGAAACTTCCAAAATATGCCACAAGAAACAAAACCCCAAATAAAATCGAAATGAAATATACTAATGGTAAATTCTTAATTTCCAAAGCCCCAAACCTTGTTTTATAATCTTCTATTTCAGGTTTGTCTCTCAGTAAGAATAAAAGACTACAAAGTGCAATAAATACCGTCAAGAAATATATTGTATATATGAAAGCGTTATCTGTTTTTTGAAATTTAAAATAGGTTGAATCCTTTATTATATCCGAAACTATATTCGGAATTTGTTCTGGATTCACCATAAAATAAACGATAACAAAAATGACCATACCTACTAAAAATATACCGAATTGTCTACTTATTTCCGGTATATTATCGGCATCAAATCCTTCAACATTAGATACGAAGGATTCTTTATTATTTCCAAAATCAAATAACTTTCGGATCGTAAATACTTTTTGAGGTCGAATGACATTATCTCCCTCGGGAGAACATTCAATGTAAATATCTTGAAACTCTGCATCCGGAATATTCATTTGTTTTGGTGATTCGGTGGATCTAAATATAGGCAAAGTAGTTGTACTCGTTGTAGGATATGGTGAACTAAATGATGTTGTAAATCTGGTATCTAGAATATCTTTACTGTCTGAAGTCATTCTCATTTGTTGATTGAACATAACAAATGTGATATTTTTATCATCCAAAGTATAAAATTCATAAGTCTCGTCGGTTGGGAACCATGTATTTGGATTTATATTTATCTCTGATACGGAATATACCTCGTTAGTGTCACCATCAATATTATCCGCAGTGTCATTATCAAGTTTACTAATCATAGTATCTATATCACTTTTTTTCGATTCAATGCTCGTTGGAAATTGAAGAAAAAGTGTATCCGTATAATTTATGGAATATAACTCAATAATAATTCCATAATCGTTATCAGAATCATCAATATCTTTTGTTAAAATAAACGCGTGAAATATGTAATCGGTACCATTAAAACGAACTACCACATCTTCTTTCTGTGGGTTCGCTGCAAATTTAATACCCTTGATTCGTGTGGTTGAATTATCAATGTAAGACACTGAAAATGTATTTCCTATTTTTTTATTGAAATTATACAAAAATGAAGTTGTTTTATTTTCAATATTTATAGTATCGATCGATGCTATATTGATAGGTCTTGACATCAATTATATATATAGTATATAAAACAAAATAGCAACAATATTTTGACATTTAATCCTTTATTTTATGTATGATATCACATAAAATAAAATTAGAGAGATTTCATCATTTTAGATAAGCCTTTGACGGTTTGATTAAATCCTTCTGCTTCTATATCTTCTCCTTCCATATCTTGTGCTTCCATATCTTGTCCTTCCATATCTTGTGCTTCCATATCTTGTACTTCCTCATTTTCATTCGATGCTCTATCTTGACGTCGTTGCTGTCGTCTAAGACGACGCAGACGACGCCTACGACCTCTCTTGTATGCACGGATCATTTTACGAACATAAACGACTTGATCGTTTTCATATAAAGGATCGTCGTTTGGCATAATATCAATCATCAACATAAAATCTTTCAATTCATTTACATATTGATCACGTACATCTTCTTGCTCTGTCATGGGGTTGTCTAGGACATTTCGAACCTTTTCCGACAACGAACCGAGTTCATCGCTTATATTTTCCGTGAAATCTGCGTATTTATTATTATCCTTTTCAACATACTTCTTGACCCATTGCTGTAAATCATATGCTTTGTAGGTTTCATAATCAAAAAATCCTTCATGACTTCCCCTAAATAAAGTGCGTAGTAAAATCAATAAAGTGACAAATATCAATGGAATACCCAAGACAAATATCATATTTTTATTTTGCATGTACACGATAAACGCGATAATGATAAACAGAAAGATCGATTCATGATCTTCGTTGATCCATAAACCAATCATATCTAATAATGTCAGGATGAAAATAATATACAACATCGTTGTGGATCTTAAAACATTATACTTAGGAAACGACCTTCTTTTTTTAGATCGCAATGTTTTCCGATTTCTTGGTGCCATCTTATATAATGATCATGCATAATAATTTATGTATTCATATAATTTTGTAATAATATAATGTTTTCCTTCAATATTTTATCTTCCGGATACTTTGTAGACCATTGTTTCAATTCTATGATTTGTTGTAATAAAATAATTTCTTCTTCCTCTTTAAATGGAATTTGCTTGTATAATTCTTTCAACATGTCCTCTTTCTTCGTTTGCAATGAATCCATTTAGTCTATATATACTTTTGTAACTTAATTTTTACACGCATATAAAAATATTGAGCTATATTATTTAGAAGCCCCTCTTCTGAAAATGTCCCGCGCTACAATTGAACCACTCCTTACCGAAGATGAGAACAGATATGTAATGTTTCCAATTAAAGATCAAGACATTTGGAAGATGTATAAAAAACAAATGGATTGTTTTTGGAGAGCCGAAGAAATCGATTTATCGAAAGATTTGACCCATTGGGAATCACTTGAAACCAATGAGAAATTTTTCATAAAAATGGTGCTGGCTTTTTTTGCCGCTTCGGATGGCATTGTCTTGGAAAATTTAGGAATCCGATTTATGGGCGACGTTCAATTGGCCGAAGCTCGCGCCTTTTACGGTTTTCAAATTGCTATGGAAAACATCCATTCGGAAACATATTCACTATTGATCGATACATACATCAAGGATAAAGAAGAAAAGATGGAATTATTCAATGCGTTGGGACATTTTGATTGTATTGACAAAAAAGCAAAGTGGGCACAAAAGTGGATCAACGACAAGCGTTCCAGTTTCGCGACTCGGTTGATCGCCTTTGCCTGTGTCGAAGGGATTTTCTTCAGCGGAAGCTTTTGTTCTATATTCTGGCTCAAGAAACGCGGCCTCATGCCGGGTTTGACATTTAGCAATGAACTCATTTCCCGCGACGAAGCCCTTCATACGGAATTTGCGATTTTGCTTTACAATAAATTGGAAAAGAAATTGATGAAAAAGAAAATCACGGAAATCATTACCGAAGCCGTAGACATTGAAAAGGAGTTTATTTGCGAAGCACTCCCATGTAAACTCATCGGCATGAATGCGGATCTCATGGGGAAGTACATTGAATACGTTGGGGATCGATTGGCGGTGCAACTGGGTGTTGAAAAGATCTATGATTCTCAAAACCCGTTTGATTTCATGGAAATGATCTCTCTAGAGCGCAAAACCAACTTTTTTGAATCGCGTGTGAGCGACTACGCTCTTGCGGATAAGTCTTGTAAAGAAGATGCGTTTAGTTCCACTTCTTTTGAATTTTAACATACATTGCCAATACCGCCAACGCGGCATTTTGTAATTCAAATAGACTATGAATCAGAGGGCGATCCAAATAATGAGGGTGAAGACCAAACATGGCACTCGATGTGGCTAACGACGCAAACACCAACTTCAAAGTATTTACTTCTCCGAATTTTACGGGCAAAGTAAGAATACCATTTTTCTCATCTTCATCCTTGTCTTTTATGTCCGCTAAATTAGTGGATGCAAACAGAAGTAAAAAACAAGAAATATAAGATTGTACATCGTACAAAATATCGTAGTTGTGATCTAATAGTACACAAGGCATGATGACCGTGGCAAAAGTCCACATGAACGCAACATAAAAAGGTTTTAATATTGCGTTGTATTCTTTTAATTCTTTGTAATACTCGGTAGAATACAATAACGCCACTATTGGCAAAGTATGGACTAGGTCGTGTTCGTGATATAAGATAGCTGCGATGATATAAAAGGATACACAATAGGTGAAACGATACACAGATCTATAGTACAAAAGAGAACGATATAAAGATTCTTTTTCCATACTGATGGCCGTAGGCATTTCTTTATATTCCAATGCATCTTTGTATCGATCTTTTCCATAAGCATAATATCCAATACAAAATTGAAGGAGAAACAACGTTAGATTGATTCGGTTTTCGCCATAATGAAGGTCCGTAAATAAGGTTGAAAGAAGATTCAAGGGTATTCCTAAATCAAGTCCACTAAAGATAAAGGCTTCTTCGTTGCCCATTTTCGATATTGTCAACGACGATGTATATCTATATGACGGTATATGCTTTGGAACAATAAATGATGATGGTAAAAATGACATATATAGTTCAATAACATATTAATTATTATAAAACTCATCTATTGCGGGTAGAATTGTTTCGTAGTAAGAAGGAGATGCGGGTTCTTCGATTTTGCGCGTCATCCAGAGGTTATTCATACCATTGGCCCACGGGCGGTCTAATATATCAAAATGACTAAAATCGTCAATGTCTTTTTGAACAATCGTCGTGTTTACTAGCGAATCAAACTCCATCTTTAAGTAGTGGATGGGCGGAATCACCGGAAACATGCGCCATTTACTGGATTTCTTGTGATTGAGGAGGAGAATGTGTCCATTGGTTTCTTCTTTTGATTTAGGGGAGTCTGGTATAAGTCTTTCACGAAGATATTTCTTGACTTCCTCCAAGTAATCACGGTCAAAAAAGGAACGGAGTTTGTCATCTATGTCATCCATATCTATTCCCAAGTTCCACATGTTCATCGTTGGTAGAGAAAAACTGGGGGCAGTAATCGAATAGCGTTGAAAATCAAGTGGATCAATAAGAACCGCCTTTTTCATAGTGTTGTTGGGAAGGACTTCGTAGGTTTTCATCAACTGATTTGCTCCCGAGGAATGCGACAATAATAGGACCTCTTCGTTATTTGTTGGTGCAATGGGTTCGTTCGACGCAATTTTTACGTCATAATTGGTTTGAAGAGAATCTAAAAAGGTATGGTATAATTCGTGAGGAATGCTGTTTTTAATGGAAGCGGGGAAGAAATAGATGGTTTTTTTAGGAACCAATGTTGCAGGAAGTGCGTTGTATCCCCAAGCAAGAGACACAGAGAAAATGCTAAGCAGGATACAACGTATCATTTATGCACACTATTGCACTTATTTGTTTAATTCTTATTTTATGATAAATAAAAATAATAGGATGTTTCATAGGTAGCCATGCAATTCCGCAAAACGCTTCTTCTCTTATGTGCGGTGATGATACGGTCATCAAGTAGTGCGTTTTTATTACCCAAACCACCGTTACAATCGCCTTCTTTTTTTCCATTTTCAATTACACCCGAACAATGGAGTGAGTTCCAGCAAGAAAAGGGTAAAGAGATTGTCCTACAAGTAAGTGCTTCTCTCCCTAATTTTGATTCCGTTGGACACAATATACTCAGCGCAAACCATGATTTTATTCAAACGATTTTGGGCGATGAACACTTGTCACATGAAACAAAAAAGTCCATCATTCTTTTATCCATCAAACTCTCTCAATACGGAGACGACATGGGATCGCATATTTTACAACAATATTACAATCTTGTGAATGCCTGTTTATGAGATGTAAACACTTTATATCAAATGTATTTACATCTTTGTACGCCTTGTTTTCCTTTTTTGTGATCTTGTTTTGGATGTTCTTCTGTTGCGGCGCTTTGAACGTCCACCAAAAACAGGTGTGACTTTCGCTGTCGATTTCGCTGTCGATTTCGGTGTCGATTTCGGTGTCGGTGTCGGTTTCGGTTTCGGTGTCGGTTTCGGTGTCGGTTTCGGTGTCGCTTTCTTATCCTTTCTCACTTTTGATCTTGCTGATGGATTACCTGCCATTATACTATAACAAAAGAAAAAAGTTTTCAACTCATAGAAACGAATATCCACAAATGAGATTTAAATACTTTTTATCAAACGTATTTAAAGCTATGAAACTAAACCTCCTTCGATTCGTGTATCGCGGTATCTTAACAGGAATGCCCCCAATTACATATAATCCCATTACAAAAACACCGCTCCATGTTCCTTTTTGTATCCAACCTAAAAGCACATATGTAAACTATAAACTATGTACTTCTTATGTTCCTATACTTCAACAGTATATTCATGACCACGATCCAACCATGGACATGATACCAATCAAAATGTTATCCGATGAAACCGCTTCTTCTTATTATTTAAGTGTAAACATTTATAATTGTTCTAGTGCGATTTTCTTCAATGGCTTAGAAGACATCACACGAATGGAAATCAATACCTACATTCAAAAATGGAATCCAGACAAAGAGAAATATGAAAAAGGAACTCTTATTTTAGATTATACATCCAATGCGTTATCCATGGACCCCATTCATATTTTTAAAGAAAAAGAGCCCCTTACTTTTATAGAAACAGAGACAAAATACACAATTCGATCCATGTCCTTACAAGATGATATTGATTTTCAGATTCAGTTTATCCCTTGGATTGTAGTCCACAAATATCCGAAAATAATGAAACGCAATATTCACGACAATTTAATTGATTTTAGTGATGCGATTTATTATAAAAATGGGATCTATGATAAACTCTATTATGATACATCCTTACTAAGAGCGAGTATTGAAGAACCTTACGTAATCAACAATACATTACTTCAATACCGTGGTATGGTATTTTATCAACCAGACAGTGTATTTTACTTCACTCACCCGATTTCATTTGTGGGGAGCATGTGGGACAATGTGTTTTCTCTCCCTTCATAAAATGTACGACAGCATTGCTTAATTCATCATGATAGCCATATAATGTTTCATCACTACGATTTTTGATACCAACTGTAATGCGGGTAAAATGCATGATATTACTATAAAACGGATTCAATATATCTGAATGACCGTGGTTAGAAAAGGACAGTTCTGCAACTTTTGACAAATTGGGTCCCTTCAGTTGATCCTTTGTGATCCGTAAAAAAGGAATAAAAGGCCATCCATAAGGATCGTGATTCACTTGATATGATTTTTCGGCGTGTAAAAACAATAGGGTTCTTACAAATGGAATTGTAAAATGCTTTTCGCCCCATAGTTTCGTATTGACCGGATCCATGAGCACCACATCCTTGATTTGTGGGTGATTACAATGATTCAATAATGTCGTACATCCCGAAGAATGACCCATCATAATCACCTTTTTGTATTTGTTATGAAGAATCCGTATCAAACACGCAATATGGTTATGTTGAAACGATGGAACATATACCGTGATGTTCTGTTTATTCATACTTTCAAAGAAATCGCAATAAATACTTGAAGAAATAGCATTGCTTCCTCCCGTAAAAAAAAGGACACAATTTGTCTCTTGAGGAACAGAATGAGGTGGTTCATAAATGCGCAGATTGCGGTATTTGGGAAGAGGAACAAAAAACCCTTGAGCAACACACACGAACAAAAAACAGATCCATTTGTTCATACTATGTTATAAATGATTTTTTATTTTCTAGAATACATAAAAATTGATTGTGCATATACATATCATTATATACACAATCAAAACATGAATGCTAACCAAGAAGATAAGGAGTTTGCTCTATCTATATTTACCCCTAGGGTTCATTGTAATTCGTGTGAATCCGTTGTCCTAAACAAAGCACCAACCCAAGTTTCTTTACACCCGTTTAATTTATATCGCATGAGTGGACTTGTCGCAACAAGCCGCAATCCACAGTTCTATACCTTTCCGGATGATGTCATGCTCGTGATTCGTTCTTTCTTGCACTCCATACCCATTTGTTATCGCAACTTGCAAAATATATGGATTGAATGCTATAAATCTCAACTCATGGAATTAAAAAAAGAAGATGAATTTGATTTGATGTGGTATTGTCCTTTTTCCAATTCTGATGATTATAAATGGGCGACAAATCGGATTATGTCTATAGATAAAGCGCTTGAATCGATCAATCAAAATGATTCATAACATCTTGAGCCGTTTCTAATGCTCCTTCTACCCAAGCTTGCTTTTGAGAAAATGCCTCCCCAATGACATATAAATGGGGAACTGGATTCTGTATTTTCTTTTTTAATAGAGAAGAATCACAATTTGGTTTCCAATGATGACACCCAATGGTCCATAAATGAGTTTTGAAAAAAGTGGGTTTCGGGATTTTGATCAGTGGAAACATGTAATATAAACAAGATTCAATCATCTTCTTGATTTCACTGTCTGGTTTTAATACCTTTTGTCTCTTGTCTCTCCAAAAGGGGTCAATGTCTTGACCATCGGTATAGGAAATCATGATTAATCCAGTGGAAGGATCAATTGGGATGATCTGTCGCACCAATGCATTTGTCACAATCTTGGGCATATCATGAAACCAAGGCTTTCCTTGGTGGAGTGGATACTTTGCATAAATACGCAACAAGGGAGCACTGTAAATACACGACAATTCTTTGCGTATGCCCTTGAATAATGGAAACCTTGCCACTTGTTTCGCCTTCATCGCGCAAATGACCTTTTTCCCATAATAGGTAGTGTCTTGATCACTGCGTAATACATACACTACATCTGTATGATCCTTTGACCTAGTAATATCTATAATGGTCGTTTTTGACAAGCAAGTAATGTTTTTTTTGTCTTTATGGGCATCCACCATCCTTTGACACAAAGAACTAAATCCTTCTTGAATCACATAAAAAGAATCCGATATGAAATCACGACGAAACGATTCGAGAGCATCATATGCATTCATGGCGTTGATTTCGGAATCATACCCAAAAATATCCTTTATTTTTTTGCTGAGCGATTTGTCTCTTGATACATGATCAATCCAGGTTTTTAGAGAATGTTTTTGGATTTCTTTCTTTGAATATTGTTTACTTTTCTTGTAAATATTCATCATAATCGACGACAAGGTTTGATGAACGTTGTAGTAAGGGATCATCATCTTGTTTCGTTCTTGATGGAGAAACATACTTTCACTTGGAATCGATATTTTATGACATTTGTATTGAGAAAGAAGAGACAAAAGTAATGGATGGTTGTCATGAAAACGAGCGCCTCCTATTTCATATTGGGGATTGTCATGGGTCACCACACGACCCCCCCAATAATCACGATCATCTACCAATAGAATCTTCTGTTTCTTGTTCTTTTGATGAAGTAATTGAAGAGAATACAATCCCGCCATACCACCTCCTACAATCACAACGTCATATATGGGTGGAGTGCTCATATATATTAATTGTAGACTATAATATACAGATTTAATGAAAATGCCACACATAACCAAGATATGTATGGAATCAATATATAGGTCGCAATGGGGTTTATCTTATAAAACAAATACATGGTATACAAGGTGAATCCGATGATAAGCACCAAATCTACAAAGGCTAACAAAGGATTTTTTAATGTGAAAAATAAAGTGGTCCACATTAGGTTCAATGCCAGTTGTATAAAGAAAATCGTCATCGGATTACAATAGGGATAACATTTCTTGTTTGTCCATACAATATAGAGAGACACACCCATGCAAAAATACAAAAACGTCCACACAACACCAAACACCCAATTTGGTGGAGTCCAAGGAGCCTTACGCAATGTCGTATACCATTCGTCAATCATCTGTTATATTAAATCGGAATATTTTTATTTAAAGAAGTGGAAGCAAGAAAACTATAATTGAACGCACATGCCCCACAATGTCTTAATGATCAAGACGGTACAAATTGCGCCCTTTCGCACCCTCATGGTTGCCCTCAAAGACATCTTATTAGAGACAAATATTACATTTGAAAAAGATGGAATACGAATCATCAATATGGATAAATCACAAACCATATTGGTGAACATGCATCTTAGTTCCGAAAATTTCGAGTATTATGAATGCAACCGAGACAAAATCATTGTGGGAGTAAACATGCTCCACTTTTTCAAACTCATCAATTCGATTGACAATGACGAAACGTTGAGTATTTACATTGAAGATAAGGACTATAACCAGGGAATTGTGGAATACTTAAATCTCAAGTTCGAAAACAAAAACATCAAGCAATGTAAGATTCAAAAACTGAAGCTTATTGAACCGGAACAAGAGGAGCTCAGTGTTCCTGATGTCGCGTTTTCCTCGATCATTCATATGCCTTCCAGCGATTTTCAAAAAATCATTCGTGATTTAAACAATATATCCGATAAACTGGAGATTAAATCGGTCCACAACCAACTCTTTTTCAAGTGTGAAGGTCCGTTTGCAAATGCGGAAATCGTGCGGTCCGAAAGCGACGGCATGGGGTTCACTCAGAAAGATAGTTCGATCATCCAAGGCGAATTCTCTCTTAAGAACCTCAATTACTTTATCAAGTGCACCAACCTATGCAATCACATTGAGATGTATTTAGCAAATGATTTGCCACTGATTGTCAAGTACAACGTTGCGTCGTTGGGGACGATTAAACTGGGGCTGGCGCCGATTCCGAGTGCGGAATGTTAAAATATTAAATATAAATATATATATAAAAATGCCGAAAAGTAAAAAACGCAGAAAAAAAATATATAGGGGTAAAAAAACAAGGAAAACGAGGAAACGACAATTTTCTAGAAACACGAAAAAAAAAAGAAACAAAATGAGTCAGATGACAGGAGGAAATGATTTATATACAGAATTTTGTAAATTGTATGACATTAAGTACAATAACTCAAGATTAACTGATACACAAAAAGGTTCTTTACGTACGTTTTTTCAGGAAAAACAAATGAATACATTAGATGATTTGAAGAAACTTAGAAAACCACATATGGATTATATTAAATCATGCCAACAGTATGATCTTGAATTACAGGAATATTATGATGCATTAAATGAACATAATAATGATGCATTAAATGAACATAATAATGATGCATTAAATGAACATAATAATGATGATGAAATACCAATAGAACCAATAAATGATGAAACAACATATAAAAAATTCATAAGTGATTTTAAGGATAAGAACATTGTAAAACCTTTTTTTAAAATACAACGAGTTATAACACTACTGATAGAGAAAAATATGGTTTTCTTGAAGGTTCAATTTGAAAAACTTGGTAAACAAAGTTCGGTTCAATCCTTCTCCGACAGGAAGAGCGCTGAAACTGGACCCTCTTCAGATGATCTTAGAGATCCAGATAAAAGAATACAAGAAAAAGGGAATACAGACAAGGATACACAATGGATGTTTATTGACGTCGTTAAAGAAGACCCTAAATCGTTCTTAATGAATAAAATTAGATTTTACAAATATTCGGTTGATACTGATGATGAACTAAAACAAACGGGTGATGGTCATTACGAAAGCCTTTTTACAATCATCATGAAAATGAAAGATCCCACCCATTTCGGAAATAATTTACATAAGTTTATATTGAAAGATGATGATAATCAGTATAGTATAACTTTAAAAAGTAAATATAATAACGATACATTAGACAGTGCGCTCCAATCTTTTTATGATGCACATAAAGATGAATGGGAACTCTTTCGAAATAATGTGTACAATGTATATTGTTATGGAAAATATCCAACAAACAATGTTAATGTCCCAATACTACCTGAAATAAAACCCGACGCTTTAAAGACATTTGTTTCAGCTTGTGCCAATACTCCAAGTGTGTAATCTTGAATAAAATTGAACAGGGCAATCTTCTTTAGAATCATTAGACAAAGAAAAGATGAATAATATGCACGATCAACTTCTTCAAAACGGATACTGTATCATTCCCAACGTCCTATACCCCGATGAAATTGACGCTTGTAAAAAGTCGTTTTTGTCGTGGCACCGGTCCATCCCCGATGACGATATATCAACCATAAGTGAGCAAAAACACGGTATTTACAAATACCACCATGCGGGGCACACGTGGCATAGCTGGTTTATCCGTACTCACCCCAAAGTACAAGCCATCTTTAAATCTATATACCAATGCGAAGACCTCATTGTATCTTTTGACGGATGTAATTATCTATCCAAAGATACGAAAACCAAGGATACGTGCTGGACGCATACCGATCAAGCGCCGTCTACAAAAGGATTTCAATGTTATCAAGGACTTGTGTCCCTGACTGATAATCAAGAACGAACGTTAGTGGTATACGAAGGCACACATCATCTTCACTACTCTTATTTTAAGGAAAAAGGGATTCAGCACACCAAAAATTGGCAGTTGATTGATCCCGTCGACGTTGCCGCCATGGAAGACCGGAAAAGGGTGCTTCATATCCCTTCTGGAGCGCTGGTACTTTGGGACAGTCGCGTATTTCATCAAAATCAATACGGCAAACCCGATTCCGAAGAACGCATGGTACAGTATGTATGTTTTCTTCCGAAATCCCATCCACATAACACCAAGGACACGACAATCGAGCGGTTGAAATATTTCCGCGAACGGCGAACAACGACACATTGGCCCGCACCCATTCATGTAAACAAGATTGACTACAGCATCTTGCCTATTCCTTCCCTAGACGGAATTCCCGAAGAAGACATTCTGAAATTGATTCTCTAAAAATAAAATATTCTATATGATATATACAATGAAGGTTCACATTGGACTACACTTATTCCTATCTCTGGTGAGTCTATATATTCTTGTTAACGTATACCAATATTTAGGCGATCTCAAACAGTGTTCTTGCTTTATTGAAAAACAACACCCGACCTACAAAATAAACATTGAGTTCCTCCAATTCTATCAAATACTCGAAATCTTGTCTCTGTTTATATTGATCTGCTTCATGATCATGTACAAATCAAAATGGGCGCAAATGGGAGGAAACAAGATGGGTATGAAATTTTTCCTCTTGGTATCATCATTATTATTTTTATTCCTTACGGGATACGTATCTTATAATTCATTGCTCATGTACTTCATGTCTAAAAAAGATTGCTTTTGTGTCAATAAATGGCAAAAATATATCGTCTATATCCAAGGAGTCTTCAATAGCATCTATTTTCTACGCCTCATCTTTTTATTTGTATTTATTTGTATGCTAGTGGCATTTAATGTGAAGAAGTAGAGGGAGACGTAGGTGGTACCATGCTCCGTAATTGATCCATATACATTGTGAAATACTTTTTACTTATTTTAATCGATTTTTCTTTTTGATATTCACTGTATTTTTTATACAACGTATGGGCATTATTCTTGACATTGATCTTTTCTTTCTCTACAAAAAGGTCAATTTCTTTCTTTTTATTCCACAAATCACATTTTACATTATGCACCGCCTTCCCATTAATAATCGGATATTGTGTATAATAAGACTGCAATATTAAAACAATGGTCGATTCACTAATGGGGAGCTTTTTCTGTTTGTGGGCTTGATGAAATAAGTGTAATATTTCACTCATCTCAAAGTAATATTCGTCTTCACAAAACACAAAGTGATCATTCCAGAAATCTCGAAAGAGGTCAATCGCAGGAATCTCCATGCTACAATAACCTTGGATACAATTATGGTTGTTATCTTCATTATACTCCTGATTCGTGTGTTGGAATATAGTGATTAAAAAATCTTGATAACTTGTGAATGGATGTACAAATAAATCTTTTTCTGATACGTACCGCTTCCATAAAAATAATACATCTTTTTGATCCATATACTCACCCGACTTTTGAATCATATATTGATTCATAAATCCTTGTGCAATATGTTCGCGACTCTGAACATTCAAGAAATGAACGCGTTCATATACATGAGATATATCTCCAACGACACTTTCTAAATATTGATCAATATCTTCATAACGATTTGCATAATAAATGGAAACACAGATTAAGTTGACATAGAACTGTTCCGTAAAATGATACATATCATATGAAATCGGATGACAAGGAACCATCCACGTTTGTAAACCAATATGATCTTGTGTATATTTGAACTTGAAGTAATTGAAGATGTTGTGACTACAAAAATACAAGGTAATGTATTTATTAATGTCGTTCAAAATCGGTTTGAATTCATTCCTCATGAACATGATGCATTTTTGAGATGGACGTTTTTTAAGTACAATCATCCCAATCATTAGAAGGAATATTTTACAATATTCCTTTTGTGTAAACATGTGCGGAAATAAAGTCGTTAAAATCGTTTGAATGGTGTCGGTATCAGGAATAGCATCGTGAATATTCGTTTCTTTAATAGACTTTATGATTTTATTTTTTACCATCATTTTTAACGACACATTCATTTCATTGCGATAGGCTTTGAAATGACTAATATAATCAAGAACATGGTGAATCATATTATCTTCATTCACGAGCACATAATGATCATTGATATAATTGAAGTATATCTTACTTGTCTTATTATAATAAATCATATTATCGCTTAAAAAATCCGCTACTATATGAGAAATAATCGATTGTTTGGTCGTTTCGCTTTTTTGTAATTCATGAAACTGTTGTAAATGTTGCTGAAACTGTTCATAGTCGCTCTCTGTATGAAGGCGAGATTGAATGGAATGAAATAATTCGTCAATTGAAACAATATCGCTCATGAATCATTTTGTGAAACAATATTTAAATAATAATATTCAAAGTATTTAATATGGAACGACTGAATAAAGTTATCTTACAAACGCAAAATGAATTGAATAGTTCCTATTTGAAAGAAATGGACGCTAAAAACGGAGGAAGAACCAGTGAAGAAATTGACGAATTACGTAAAAACATTAATTTTGATAAAATTGTCACGGAAACACAATTCAACACCAATATTGCGGATTATTCCATTGATGATATTTTTGGGTTATTGGATATTGATTTATCTTCTATGGAAAACTACGAAGAACTAAAAAAGGCCATCAATGAAAAAGTCGATCATTATGTTGGCATGTTTAAAAATCTTAAA